CGGTGTGTTTCACCCCATTTTGAATAACGTCTTCAACTTGGTATTGTACCAATAGTTTTCCAGTTGTGGTCTCTTTAACCCCATTTTGAATGGCGTCTTTAACCCCCATATCCATACGAATTTTGGAAAAGGAGGTGCGTTTCACCCCATTTTGAATGGCTTTATCAACTGAATATCCTTTTGGTAATTTTGAGTAGTCGGTACCCTTTACCCCATTTTGAATGGTGTCTTCAACCAATGTTAAGACTGATTGATTCCCTGTGTTGGTACGCATCACCCCATTTTCAATGGTGTTTTCAACTTGATACCACGCATCTGCCGAATTTTCCCAAGTATCACTAACCTTTGGTTTATTCAAAAATCTATCTTCAAACCATCTGGTTATGTATTCTTTATTATCAACGCAATCCATACCAAGAAATTCCATTTCATTTTTGAATAGTTTGTAATTATACCATAGAGTTCCCCCTACAGTATATTCAACAACCCATTGTTTTTCATTGGTAAAGATGAGCCATAAACTACCACTATGATTGTATTGGTCAACACCTTCAATCATTTCGTCAAATAGTTTGAACAAAATCTTGTCTAATTTTTTTCCTGTTGGATTTTTCATTTTAATATCCTACTCCCGTATCGTTAGTAAATTCAACGCCATTTTCTTTTGCAAACTCTGAAACAAGTTCTTCAACAACATCTTGATCCATATATCCGTAGTCAATTGATCGTCCATACACTCTAATTTCACCGTCAGACCATATAACTCTTCCACCACCACGGATTCTCCAATCCTTTAGTTCTGGTTCAAGTTCTCTGGATCTTTTTGCAACATCTTCGTGGAACTCTCCCGGTCCTGAACGAAATACAAATTCACCATCTTTTTCCAAGATGACACATTTGCGTAATTTATCTTTTTCAATAATAACTTTTTCCATTTTTATTTCATTTTTTGAATTGTGTAATTTCCACATAGGATGGTTGGTTTGCCAGGTGTGTTGTCTATACCAGGTCGGTCATTAAACATAATACACCCATCCTCATTTTCATTATAGAAGTTACACTCATACACTATTCCTCTATTGTCATAGATTACATATTTATAGTTACCACTTCCACCACAAGAAGATACCACAATCGCCGTTGTTAAAATTAAGATTAGTTTTTTCATAATACAAAGATATAAATTATTTTTTGGTTGGACAACGGGTAATTATACTAAACTTTTCGTTCAAAATAAAAAATTACCGGTTTTTCTATAACTTCAATTAAACCATAGTCACGAGCCAATCTGAAATTAGGTGTGTCTCGTTCTAATCTATCTAATGAAGTTTCTACTACTTTTCTAAAATGTTCAACACTATATGTTGATTTCCATTTATTACAACGAGCACAGGATGGATTTAAGTTATCCAAATCGTGTGATCCTTTGACTATCTTCACCTGCGATGCTTCTTGTTCTGTAAAGGTATGCCAGTGAGGTTGTATGTGATCAACTTGCATTTGTTTGATCGTTATTTCAACACCACAATACGCACAGTGACCATCGCACTTATCATAAACTTGTTGTCGTTTTTCTTTGTTAGTCATTCACTTTTTGAAAATAGATGTTCTTTGGGAACTCATCAAAGACGAACTTCGTCACATCGCACAACCACATCGTTAGTTCATAGTCAATTCCCATATAACCAATCATCTTATACCAAGCACCTTCACCTAACTCCCAACTTTCAATTCTACCAAGTTCCTTGAATTCTAATATGTCAGCACCTTCAAATGCGACGGTAGAAAGTATAACATTTACCGTTTGCTCTCCATCCGACAGTATTTCAAGGAATAAGTCGGCACCGGCAACCATCTCCAGTTCATCAACACTACCTTCCCACTCAGGAAGATCCACATACCAACGACCAACTTCGGTCTTGTAAAACTTAAATGTTCTCATTCATCAAACAATTTGGTAGGTAAAGTAAAGTTGGATTTTTCTTTTGTACGTCCACATCAGGATATTTCTCTTTAAACTTCATTACATTGAATGGTTGAGTGATGATATGGAAACCTGATTTGGTTTTAACAAAAGTCATACTCTTATCTTTACCGGCTTCTTCTTGTAATTCATTTATGTACTCTCTCATTGAGGTATAGTATTGGTCGTGAGCAAAACTATCTGTAGAAACATCATCTATATCTATGATCCATCTTTTCTCGTGAGTTTTTAATTGACCAACAACAGAATCAAATAAGTGTTGTTGTTTGAGATTACCATCCTGTATTCTTTGAGCAAGAGCAACCATCATATTCAACGATACATCTTTATGGTTTTGTTTCTGAACGTGGATATAAGCACGAGCCTTAAACATCTCACAGAGTTGTTTGATCTCATCATATCGTTTTTCAAGATACTCAACACTATCAACACAATAAGTTTTTATTGTACGAACTGACTGGTGATTATCTCTTTCACCTTCAGGTTGGTCTTTCTTACGCTTAAAAACATAGAGCATATAAAAATCACCCTCGTTTTCGAAGTTAAGAAGTCTTTTTATAGTGTTTATGTTATCTATGTTATTCATTATCCAAATATTTGAATTTTCGCATCTACCTCTTTCAAATCGGACCATGTACCCAAATAGGTAATAGCCCTTACTTTCTTATTGTCGATCCACACATATTCTTGTTGATCGTTAATTCTTGGTTTGTCCATCACCAGTCCGTGATACTTGAACCCGTGTTTGTCTAACCATTGGAGTGTTACCTCTCTGTCTTTTGTTTCTCTTGCGGTGAAGAAGGTAATCACATTTCCTTCGTCATACCACTTGTTGATGATCTCCAATGCTTTGGGATATACATTTGCGTCAGGATATAAATGCGAGTCCTCATTCAAAATGTCATCACAAATTGTCCCATCAATGTCAATCAAAAACAACTTTTGTTTGTTTTCTTTCTCAAAGATTATTTTTGATTTGGTTGAGTGCACCGCTACATTTCTTTTAGGGTCAATATAACAATCCGTAATCAATTCGTATTCAACCTCATCACCATGTTTGATCAATCCTTGTCTATGTTTATCCCTAACAACTCGGTCAGATTCTTCACATACAAAATAACTTTCAAATCTACGATCAATAGATTTAACAACCCATCCCTCAACACTATTTATGAATTCAGGGTCTGCATCATAATATTCAATTATACCTCTCATCTTATTTATTCATCATCTTTATGTCTATCCAAATAATACTTTTCAAATACAGTAATGTTTGGGAGTCCTACTTCACTAATACGATCCAATACATCATCAACGGTAATATTCTCACTCAAGTATTTCTCCAACTTAAACATGAACTCTTCGGATAACACTTGTGGGTCTATCGATAATAGTTCGGTTTGATCAACAATGACGTATGGGACTTCATATTTTTCTAAAATCTCATCAATCTTAACTTTCAACTTATCTTCGGTAAAGAAAGTATCATAAGATCCTTCTGCCAACTCACCAGTATCACTTACACTTTCAAGAGTTAGTTTGATTGCCCATCTACGGTCAAGCTCATCCATTTTATCCCATATCTTCTCTCCCAACTCGTCGGTTGAATATGGGTAAACATATTTCAATATTTTATAGTTTGTTAGATCTATCATCTTAAATACTATCGTGTTCTACTCGTTTAATTTTGCCAAAATAGTTTTTGGTAATCTCCTCTTTTGTTTCACAGTATTCACCTTTAACAATAAAGTCAAACACAACCTCAACACCTTCCTTTAGGAATTTTTGGGTGGCATTTTTTTCAGACCACAATTTAGATGTTGTACACAACGGATAAACTTTATCATCCTCATCGTGTCTAACCATCCATTCACCTAATGTTTGTGTTAAATATCCTTTCATAACTCTAATTGTTGTTTTAGTAATTGTTGTCGTTTATCGGATAACTTATTCTCCAAAGGTGAAATGATATCGTAAAAATGCTCTCTCCAAAATTTATCAGGATGTTTTCTTTGGAGTTGTTCTGTAAAATTACGAATTAGTTTCCTCGCAACAAATGTTTGTTGGTATGTTTCACAAGAATCAATTACTTTCTCAACCCATTTTGAGATGTCCCCGTAGTGTGTGCTTCTATTTTCCATAGTACAAATATACAAAAATAATATGAAATAAAAAACCCCACTTTTGAGGGTGGGGTTAAATATTTTTTAATTTATATTGTAGACCTCAGACAACCACTACACAATCTTTAATTCCGTTGCGCTGGGGCTTACTCTCCTCAAATTGTAGACATCACGCAACCATTTTTTCGTAAGTCTTTGTATTTCAGAATACTTAAGACCAAAACCTTCTTCTAAAAATGACCAAATAGTATAATAATCAATGTGAATATTATTATGACCTTCATAGTGTAAGATAATATTATGTCCCTTCCCATAACGATATAAGGTTGATGGGGGTCTTCCTATGCCTTGGGCAACATCCATATCGTTAAACAAATTAAGATAGTCCATAGGAGTTTCAATTCCTGTCAATTTTTTAAGATTCTCAACCCCTCCAACCATTTCAACAGCAGTTTGCCAACCTTCGTCTTTAATCATATCAATTAAAGAATCCTTGGCAGCATTTTCTTTAATAACCCTATTTACGATATTGGTTAGATCAGATTCTGTTAGTTGGATTATTTTTTTCATATTAGATTTTTGATCTCAGTTTTCACTTTACCAAGTTCATTGAAGTCAAACTCTTTGGCGAATTTACTACCTTGTTTTTTTACGGTAATACCATCTTTTCTGAACATAACTTGACCAACATGTTTACCATCACAATGAATCTCAAAGTCATTTCCAACTTGTTTTACTTTACAATCTTGTGATTTGATAAAGTTCTTAATTGTGTCTTGAAATTTTTCAATCTTAACGTCAGCATCTTTTTCCTTAACACCTTTATCTGTTTTTCCTTCTTGGATCACTCTTTGTACGATTCTTACTAAATCGGACTCTGTTAGTTTTACAATATTTTTCATAATAATAAATATTCGGTAAAACAAAAAACCCCTCCGATTAAGAAGGGGTTAATTTTTTTAGTTCTTTATATTAAGTAAGGTTCCTGTACCTCCCGCCATTGTGGTTGGTAGTTTCCCATCCCATGCGTTCCATTTAACATATTCAATATACAGAGGCGATAACTGATTCTGTTTAATCTTGATCGCTAATGCCGCCGCCTGTGCGTTGATGATAGTTTCTGCTGAGTCAGCTCGTGCTACCGCCACCTTACGTCTACCTTCAGAGATTGCAGCAATTGCTTGTTGTTCTGACGCTTCTGCTTGTTGGATCGCTTTGGTCTTTGCGATGATTGACTCTTGTAATGCATCCGGTGGAACAATATTAGTTCGTAATTGTGATACATTAAACCATTTAGATAATCTCACATTACATTCCAACACAATCGCAGCTTCAAACGCTTGTCGGTGATTAAAGATACTATCAACTTCCCAAGTGTTAGATACGTCATTCACCGCTCCGATGATCGCATTTTTTAACCAACCTTGTTCAACATCTTTTATATCTCTACGTAAATTAACGAACATATCTCCAATCGCATCCTCACGTAATGAGTAGTTGAATGTGGGTTTAATTGTTGCTGAGAACCCACCTTTTAAGATTACCGGTTGGTCATCATATTCAATGTGTTGTTGGTATGTAGGAAACTCTAATACTTGTTCTGTCCAAGTGTTATAAACCACCCATCCTGTTTTGTATTGGTAACTTGATACTCCACGTTGATTACCAACTAAATTGATTTTTAAACCTTTGTGACCAGAATCAATCTTTTCAATCGCATATGGTTGGAACATTGATAATAACAAACCAACAATAAAAATTACTAATGGTTTAATTAACCATGATGATTGGAATTTTTCTCTGTTGTCACCCCATCGGTCAGCTTCAACTTTATACATATTGTCTCGTGTTTTTAATGCGATGAGACCTGCCGCAATCAAACTTGTAATAAAAATTAATAAACTTATCATTTCTTTTCTCCTTTTAAATAATTGTAAATAAAACTAACTATGAGTTTTGTTGTATAAATTGTCGTAACCAAAACTCCTAACGTTAAGACAATTTGTATTTCTTTTAATACCTCTCTGTTAATGACGTATTCGGATAATAATCCAATCATATACAGATTGATGAGTGACAAAATAGTGACTCCCCACCATTTTGTCTTTAAACTTTTTAACATATTACTTCATTTCTATTTTTTTATGTTTAACACTACTGAAGAACAAAGATAATAATTTTTTTTTAATTATTCCCATACTGTTCTTCTAAATAATCATATAGGTTTTTGAACTCAATTGTTTTATCATTATTCCTATAATAATCCATCATACTTTTTGAATACAAACCATACTTTCTATCGTGACCTAATCTATCTTCAACGTGTTTTATTTGGACTTCTTTATTTAGAATTGACGCAATTTTATTAATGATATTCAAATTTGTAACTCTAAACGCAGTTCCAATATTCATCACTTTGTTAATCACTGTATCGTCAAACATAAGATCACAAATAACTTTTACATTGTCGTAAACATACATCCATTCCCTCACTTGTTTTCCATCACCATAGACAGGTACAGGTTTACCTTCACTGATTGATCTTGCAATAGTTGGTAAAAACTTTTCCTCAAACTGATGTTCTCCGAAATTATTACAGGTTCTTGTAATTAAATAAGGTAACCCATAAGTTCTATTTGCCGATAACACCAACATATCGGATGCCGCCTTGGTTGCCGAATAATATGAACTTGGTTTTAGATCATCCTCTTCCTTAGCCGTGTAATTTATTGCGAAGTGTTCATCCATATCACCATAAACTTCGTCTGTTGAAATGTGGATAAACTTTTTTAAGTTCTTATTCTTCCTTGAGATTTCGATTAGATTAAATGTCCCTTCAACATTTGTTCTTACAAATGGTAACCCATTACTTATAGAATTATCTACGTGTGACTCGGCTGCGAAGTGAACCATATAATCAAACTCACCCAACTCATCACTTGTGACATCACAAATGTCTTTTTGTAAGAATGATACATTATGTTTAATATTCGTTTTACTACCAGCATACGTTAGTTTATCAACACAAAGAACATCACATTCAAAGTTATCTAATAAATGATTGATAAATGCCGAACCAATAAATCCGGCTCCTCCTGTAACAACTACCTTCATATTATCTTAATAGATTTTCAAGTTTTTTCATGATCAACATTTGTTGTCTTTGTAATTCGGCAACTCTTCGTTTTTGTTCGTCGTTTAATTCATAACTCTCGGCTTTAATATCGGCAACTTCATTTGCCAATCTACGATGTTCATTCATCAATTGTCCGTGTATAATTCTTTTGTCTTGCATAATTTTGTTTTTTAATCCCACCAATGGGCTACGTTTTCCTCTAAAACTCGGAAAAGAAGTTTATTTGCTTTATTATGATTATAGTAAGATACCATCAAACATAAACGTTTTTTGTCATCTTGTTCACCATGTTCTTTGATAATTGCACGAACTGAAGAAGGATATTTGTTTAAGTATTCATCAAATCTTCCCGAACTTGTTTCAATCTTAATTTCTTTTAAGTTTTTGTTATCCAGTACATCCTCAAAACTTATAGTATTATCCCAATAATCCATACATTCTAATGAGTAGTGGTCTTGTCTGACTCTTTCAAGTAAGTTAAGAGCCAAGGTCATATAACGATTATCTCTTTCAACCTCTGTATGTCTATTGGCATTGACAAGTTCTTTTCTTTGGTACTCTATTTTCTTCTGTAAGATTTTTAGAATGTAATCTCCATCCCAATCTCTGTCGTGATACATAGTTGGTATCCATCTGATAATGTTTTTTACACCCTCAAGGAAATACTTTATTCTCCAATGTAGTTTACCGTATAAGGTATTTCTACTCCAAGCACTATCTTCAGGGATTTGTAGTTGTTTGTATGTTTTCATCTCAGCGTATCTATTGTAAATGGTGGATAAATTATAACTTTAGTTTTATTACTATTATAGTAATATGCGTATTCATTATCAAACTTCAGATCGTTGGTGAACCAAACCGCATTATATTTTTTATTGTTTTTAACTACAGACCCAACGACTCTGTATTTGTATTCTTTCACAGTACAGGAAAATAACAAAAGTGTTAATAGTAAAATCTTAATTGTCTTCATCATCAAATCTTGTATCGTATTCTTTTTTTATTTCTTCATATTCATTCATAGCACCTCTGAACTTTTGATTCATGTGGTACCAACCAACCATACAAAAAATCCAAATTACCCAATAAAACCCATCAAATTTTTGAATCCAAAAAATTTCAAAGAAACATT